TGATCGTACTTGCTGCGTATTTGAGTCCAGAACCTCCCCCCATTTCTTTCGTTGGTACATAAGCTCCGATGACATCGTATGTATGATTTGTGACAATGAGCGGTACATTTGCCTGTCCTAGTTTGAGTGTAAGCATTCGGAAAGCACCTTTAATAAGTTGGGATTTAGTCATGTCCCGAACTTCTTTTTCATTTAGTGCATCAGTAATCTCTTTACTTGTAGAGAGCATACCTAGAGAGTCTAACACAAACATACAGGGTTTGCGATCTTCTACTGGTGCCTTCAAATACATATCTACTGCTTTGAGTGCCTTTGTACGAAATTCCTCAATAGTAACAACATTGACAACCACAAGACGAGAAGTATCAATTCCACGGGATTCAATTAGAGATTTGGTAATAGCAGCCTCAGTATCAAAATAGAGACAATAACCATCAGGGTTGGAATCAAGGAAATTCTTAACCACAGCGAGAGAGAAGAAAGTCTTTCCAGTAGAAGACTCTCCAGCAATAGCAGTAATCTTATTCCCAGATACACCACCAAATACGCTACCTGAAACCAGTGCGTTAAAAATATACGAACCTGTGTCAACATAAGTTTCAGTTTCATCAATATCTGATGCTAACTTAGTGAAGTCATCACCAATCTCTTTTACAATATCTTTAAGAAAGTCCATCAATTATCTCCAATAAAAACATAATCTGGATTTTGAGATTTAAAAATATATATTGATTCTTCAGTTTTAAAAAACTTAAAGAGTATTGTGTTTGGAAACTCTTTAAGATGATATTTTACTTTAATCATTACGCAACCATCCCATATTGTTCACGAAGAATTTTTTTATAAGGAAGACCCTGCTCACGCAGTTCTTGTACAAGTTTAAGTTTTTGATATAAAGCAACATCACCACCAAGATGCATAGCACTTATGATAGTTGCAAGTTCTTTGTCGTCAATAGGAAGGTCCATTAAAAAAAGAAAGATTCTAGGTTTACAGTTTTTTCTACGTTCCACCCAATCGCATCAAGAATGATTTTGAGTGGCTCTAAGAAACTCTTCTCAAATTGTAGGTCATAATCAATATATTTGTCAAGGTTGAGTTCCTTCGGAAATTCCTGAATAAAAGAGATGATGTTCTCATGAATACTATTCGGTTTCTTCAGATAAACAAACTTAATCTTCTCACCGTTTTGAATCAAAGAGTATTTGTTAGTGAGTTTATTCTGTTTAATATAATGATTGAAGAGAAGTGCTCCACGAACATGAATGGGTGTTCCCTTAATATAAATGTCTGAGGAAGATTGATACTTCTGAACATCAGATGCTGAACGTGGAAATGAGATTTGTTCTGGTGGAAGTTTTTTAAATTGATCACGACTTTGTTCAATAAAGTTAATCACATCATCTTCAGTTCCACTCATCATGAGTTTGAGTGCATCCTTAATCATCTTGCGACAAGGAGCTGGAGTTGATGATTTGACTGCTTCAATACCCATCATCTTGAGTTTGGGTTCTGTGTATTGAACACCTTCACTATTCCAAACGTTGAGAATGTAACGCTTCTTCGCAGTCCAGATACCACGATCAGCAATATTCTCACGCTTCATTTGCATCTTCTGTTCATATGCCGAAACGTATTCCGCAAGTTCCTGATAACTGGATTCAATGAACGGTTCCAGTTTATCTTGACAGATCTTGTCAAGTATAGAAACAACTGTTGCTTTATCGCTAGACTTATTAGCAAAAAATTTATCAACAAGAGGTCCAAGGTTAAGATAAATTGAGTCGGTGTCAGACGCAATTACGTAATCCTCTTCTTTTGTGGACAACAGTTTATTTAGATATTCATTCATCTTACGTTCAATCCAACGGATTGATACTTGACCACTCAAAGTGATTGCTTCAGCATTCTCCAATTTGTAGTATCGGAAATATTGATTACCAATAGCACCATAAGCAGAGTTTAGAGAAATCTTCTTTGCCATCTGAATATTGTTGCAACGAGCAATCTCCTTTTCCAATTCTTTGGTTGGAGTCTTCTCATATGCTTGCTTTGCTTCAAGCATTTTCTTCTTGAAGATTACACGGTCTCCATACATCTTTTCCATAAGTTCAGGAAGAAATCCCTTTACGTCCTTACGGAACATCGCACCATTAGCGCAAACTGCATAGTCCTTATACATCTCAAAGTTAAGATCCTCATTCAGAATCTTATCAACAGTTACACTTGGATGCCTCTCATCTAAAAGTGTTTCTGGTGAGATATTGTATTGCATGATCAAGTGAGGATACAGAGAGTTCAAGTCAAAACTCACAACCCAGTCATAGATTCCTGGAGTTGGTTCCTTCACATATGCACCAGCATACTTCTCATTCTTCTGAGACTTATTCTTTGGAGGAATAACAATACTCCGCTTCTTGAGATAGTTGTAGATAATGTTGTCCCACATCCTTACTTGATAAAACACATCCGCATAGTTTACCTTTGCGTCATATGCCATCGTAAGTGCGAGTTCAATTAGTTTCATCTTGTCTTCCAGACGGTCAACAAGTTCCACGTCAACGATGTTGTATTCAATAAACTTCTGCCATCCTTGAGTATAGAAATCCTTGAAGGTATCAAACTCAGAGTGGTCCAGTTTCTTCTGACCAAGTTCTACTTCAGCAATATAATCAAGACGATATGATTCCTGTGCTTTATAAGTAAACTTCTTATAGAGGTCCAGATAATCAAGTTGAGTCAAACCACCAACATCAAATGTTGTGTGCTTACGTCCTTGAATATATGTTTCACCTTCTGTCACAAGTCCCCAGTTTGAGAACCGCTTCATCAGTTTCTCACCAAGAACACGATTCAAACGCTTACAAATATATGGAATGTCATACAACTGAATGTTCCATCCAGTCACAACATCAGGAACATCAACCATCCAATAGTTAATGAAATGATTGAGAAGTTCATACTCACTTGGACAGTGATGATATGTTACGTTTGGTTGTTTATTGTTAAAAGGTTTTACACCCCAAGTAATAATCTTCTTCGTTGTGTAATCTTGAATCGTGATTGCAAGAATTTCTTCTGAACAGGATTCTACATCAGGGAAACCTTCTTCAGAAGCAACCTCAATATCCAAAGTCACAAGTTTGATTTGACTAATATCAAACTTAATCTCATCCTCAGGATACTTTTCTGAAATGTATTGATAGATGTAGCGATCATTTCCATAGATCGCAAATCCATCCACTTCATCATATTTCTTGTAAAACTCCCGACAGTCTCTAACTGTACCAGGGTTTACTGGCTCAACATGCTCTCCACCTAATGTTCTATACTTGGATTCTTTTTTGCTCTTTACAAAAAGTGTAGGGAAAAATTCATCCCTAGTTTCAAATCTTTTACCATTCTCTACTCCACGAACCAAAAACTGATTTCCAATCAACTGAACATTAGTATAAAATCTCATTATTTAATAATACCAAGATAACTTTCAAGAATAGCAGGAGATGGATCTGCAAGAGTTAAAATTTTATCAGAACTGATTTTGAAAACTGTGTCTGATGTAAATGATTGTATCCAAGGTGTTAAGTATAGTTTATTTCCCTCAACTACACTTACTTCGTATGGTTTAACAAGTTTACAATCAGGTTCTCCAATATCAGCAGATACTTCTTCAATCTGAGATACTAGAGTCTTGCTGTTCGTTAGATGGATTATTTTGATTAATTGACTCATTGTTAATGACATCCTCAAGATACATGTTTTTTAATTTTTCAACTGGTTCAACCATGGTTACAACCCAGTCTGCTGTTACAGGAATAACAGAATCCTTTGATAGGGGCATCCAAGGAAAAAGAGAAACTTCGTAGTTTGATCTCTTAATATTACCTTGATTTTCTTCAGTCAAAAGATTTTGAGATGGGGTTCTCATTTTTACAACACATGGTTTAGTAAAGAAATATCCAACGACCACACGGTTTTCTCCTTCACCAACCACCATCTCAGTTAGGTCAGAAATAATGTCTTCCCCAGATTTCAAAAGAACTAATTTAATTGACATAGCACACTACAACCTCCAAGTATTCTACCAAGAAAAAAAGGAGGAGTCAACCTGGATTTTGCCAGGTGCTCCTCGCGCCGACGATATTCAGTTTTATTTAGAGATAATCCTTTCGCTTGTGATGATCGGGAACAATCTTTCCAAGAGCGATTGTCAGAAGCCCATCCTCAAAATCAACTGATCTAACTTCCGTGTCATCAGAGAGTGTCCAGGCTCGTGTAAATGACCGTTGAGCCAGACCTTTGTGGAGATAGTTGGAGTCTGTTTCCTTATCTTCTTTCTGACCTTCCACAAAGAGTTTGCCATCTTGCGTGTAGACATAAACCTCCTTCTTCTTGAATCCAGCAAGTGCTAGTTCTAATCTAGATTCCACATTATTTACTTGAACTAGGTTGTAAGGAGGATAATTTGATGTAGTTTCGTGAAGATGAAACAAGCGATTGAAATACTCATCCATACCAATACTGTTGCGCGTGATTTTGTCCATGAGTCGGTCCAAATCCGCAGCATTATACTTCATGAGATTAGTCATTATGGTAGCTCCTTTTTAAAGCGAGTTTGTGTTGTGTGGATCCCGAAGGCATCCAATACTATTTAACAACAAAACGAAAAAGAGAGGAACGGTAAAAACCGAACCTCTCTTTAGGGTGTTCCGACTTTTGTAGAGTGCCGCACGAATGGCACGTCTTATTTATTCGGTTTCTACTGCTTTTCCTTTCTTACCAATATTATACTTCTGCTCCAGAATCCAATCACCCTTGTCCTTATAGGCAAGAACTTTGATTTGATTGAGTGGTGCAATATCAAGGACGCTGTTTTCTTTTACAACAGTAATAAGTCCCCAATCTGCAAGCAGACGAACAATACGATTACGTCTCTGAACATCATTCACAGTCAGGTTAGCGTGCTTGCCATCAAGAGCAAACAGTTCCTTAAAGTGAACGATAAAGTATCTACCCTGCTTATGCAGAATATGACACGATTGATAGAGTTTTTTCTCCTTTCTTGATGCAACTCCGATGCGGGTTAAAGTCTCACGGACTTTAAGGAAGTCATCAGGTTCATTAAGAATTACCTCCACCATTTGGTCCTGGGACCATTCAACTGTAGGTTCTACCGTAGTAGTCATTTTGATCCTCCAACGTCAAGTCGTTTTTTAATAAAGTTAATTTGTTCTTGTGTCAGGATTTTCAGAGCTTGCGATGCTTTTTCATTACTATATCCATAGTATTGTTTTATACATTCTAAGTCTGTGACTTTATCCTTGCGGAGCCAGGGAGAAAATCTCTTCCGTTTCCTAAGACTATTTAGATAAAACGAATATTGCATATCTTTGGAGAGATGATGATGCATGTTCATTTCATTTGCATACATCACGCAATCAATATGTCCAGACAAACAACGATTGATAATGTAAGGAGGATACTCCTTAATATTTTCTGAGAGATCCTCTTTAGTAAAATTAATTGAGTTTAACCAATCCTTCAGTTCCATAATTCATCAATAACAACTCTTTTCTTGTTTTCTGCTCTCGCATATACTCACCAACGGAACGCATCGTATACGTTAGATCAAACTCAGCAACATTCCAGTTCTTAAAACGATCTTTGACAAGTTGATCGGAATTATAACTGATCAACTGAGGTATAGTACACTTATCACAGTCAGAAGCAAACCTATCGTGATCAAATCCTTTGTGCATTGATCCTTTGCGCCCATAGAGATTATCCTTAATATCATAAGGAGGATCAAGATACAAAAAACTATCGGGTGTGTCATCCATCAGATAGTCATAGGAGTAATTAGTTATGCGCCAGTTTTCAATTATCTTAGAATACTCAGGCAACTTTTGTATACCCCGCATACTGAAGTTGGATGTGGATGCCTGCTGCGAGAATGAAGAAATCTCTGTGAGACCACTAAAACTGCACTTATTGACAACATAGAAAGCCACAGCACGATCAATGCTAGGCAAACTTTGGTCATTGATCTTCTCCTTGGAGGAAAGGAATAAGTCTTTTGCTAAGTCTGGAGTATTATTCGCTGTCTTCAGATCTACCAATTTGTCCTTCATATCCTCACCAAAAATCTGGAGTTGCTGCCAGAAGTTTACAAGAGGTTCATACAAATCATTCACCCAAATATCTAGGTTGGGATACCGTTTTGTGATGTAAATCGCAACACTTCCTCCTCCAAGGAATGGTTCACGAAATTCTTTGTAGTCACGAAGGTCTGGAAAGTAAGGTCCCATCTTTACACAAGCACGGGACTTACCTCCTGGATAGCGCAAAGGCGTCTTAAGAGATTTCATTCAAACTCCCCTGTCTTGTTCTTTGAAGGGATAATATATTGGGGAGTGCAAGTCACAGCAATATCAGTTGACTTAGTTG